ATTTACTTTTTCCATCACACCTTTGGCTAAGTCAGTATCAAAACCTTTTCCAGTAGCTAGACCGAGCATTTTTGCGTCCATAATGTCAGCTTCAAATGCTTTTTTCCAGTCTCCATTTCCTCTGTCAGAGAAAATCCTTTTAGATTCTCTCATAGCTTCTATTTCAGCACTTCTGTCTTTTAATTCAGACTCTAAAGACTTAATTACAGCCTCTAAATCTTCGTGCTTGTTAAGAACTCTATCTTCAACATCAGAAATTAGCTTTTCTGCTCCAGTCATAACTGATGTTACAACTGTTTTCTGTTCTTCCTGCTTTGCTTCTTCAGCAGCCTTCACTTCAGCTTCCTCAACAGATTTTTCTTCCGCCTCAGCAGCTTCTTTTGCTTTCTGCTCAGCTTGTTGCATAGCAATTTTAGCAGCAGTATCTTCTGCTACTTGTTTTGCAAATGCTTCAAGGTCAAAGCCTTCAGGAGTTGTTTTATTGTCTTCAGACATATTTTTCTCCAAAATTGAGGATTTCTCCTCGCTTGGCTGCTCAATTTCAACAGCGTCTGCTGAGTCCATTGAGTTAGCCTTTATAAAATTCTTCTTAAACTTCTCGTAATCTTCCATATTATCAAAAGACTTTGCTAGAGAGAATGTTGCTCCCTGATTGCAAGGTACTGATACTACAGAAACTTCGAAAAGTTCAGCGTCCTTTATCTTGTATCCGTCGGTTTCGGTCATATAATCAGCGTCCTTCACTCTGAAACCAACAGAAAAAGCTCCAAGGACACCATCTTTAATTAAATCTTTAACATCGCCCGCTGCTTTAGATATCTTCGCTGAGATATCTAATCCTTTGTCATTCACTTCTAAACCTGTTGCTCTTCCAATAGGTTTATTGTAATCGTGATTAAACAATATAATAGGATTATTTTTAAAGTTTTCTAAGCCACCTTTAGTCCAAGCATCTGCCTCGATAATATCTCCAGCTCTATCAAGACCATTGGTACTAGCAGACCCTTTAATGTCTATACTACCATCGTCTTGTTCGCCTAAACTTTTAAAAGTAGAAGTATAATGAAATATTTTATTCATAATTAATCACCTTTCTTTTTAGTAGCTTTTGCAACTGTTTTCTTTGGTGTGGCTTTTGGTTTGTTAATTTCTTCTACCACTTCAGGTAAGTTGAAACTTAACATGCCAACCATACGAGCCCAAGAGTTAAAAGTTCTTTTAACTATTTGTGCTCTAACAGGAGCGTCATCTTGCTCTTGGTATTCTGAAATAGAAAGAATTTTTCCTTTCTTTTTAAAATACTCGCCAAGAATTGTTAATGTTTTCATTTTAGGATTCGCCATCTATATTCTCCTCGTCTTGTGGTGGTCTTCCACCTTCTTCGGGATTTACCGCAGAACCTGCTATATTAGCTGGTACTCTTGGTTCATCAAATCCATCAACTGGTTCTTTGCCTAGTGCTTCTCTTGCTTCATTCGGACTAATAATTCCTGTATTAACAAGAGTTGCGTAGTAGGCGGCTTGGTCTCTTAACTCAGGTTGTAACGCAGGGATTCTGGTTACATCTTCCGCAAGTTCAAAACCAAAGTATCTTTCAAAAGCGTATGCTACTTTTCTAACTATAGGTAATATAGTTTCTAAGTAATAAAGCCTATGATTCGGTCTAATATTAGCATTATTACCACCGTCCATAAGGATTGGTGGTATTCCTAGTGCTTCTAGTATAACTTTTTCATTTGCTTTGCAAGATTCTTGAAAGTCTAATTCTTTAAAGTTTACTTTAGTTAAATCATCAACTTCAAGTCCACCATCAAGAATTAAAGGTCTTTTACCTCCAGTTTTAGGATTATATCTCATACTCCAAGCTTGTAACATTCTTTCTTTTATTTTTTCAGAAAGAGTATTTGGACTTTTTAATACTAATCCAGGGACTGCTCCATTTTTAAAGAAGTTATCTTGAAAACTTCTCATATTGTCCAAGAGAACCATTGTTCTGTACGCTGGTTTCAATCTTGGTACACCTCTATAAATTGAATTAAAACTATTTTCTTTAATGTGAATTATCTCATTGACTGAATAATCTATCGTTGAATCAAATTCATATTTTTCTACAAAAGTTTTATCATCTGTGTGAATTTTTACTTTATCTGCTGGTAAATGGTAGAGGTGAGCGCCATCATAGTAAATAAATATATTTCCATCTATTATTAGGTCAATAATTAAATTTCTTTTGAAAGCACTAACATCTTGAAAAGGATTTGGTGCTTTATTAAGTAGTATATCTACTTTTGACCTTCTAATATCTTTTGCAACAGCTGTCACTCCTCTTAACTTTGCATTAACAGAGAAAGGTATTTCTGCTACATCATCAACTATCATATTTACAGCTCTATTTACTACTTCTAGTGCTTCATAGGCTGCTCGATAGTTTGATTTTATTTCACGAGTATCTACAGAAAGACCTTCGTCTCTTGCAATAGTATATTGAGCAGGATTTAGTTTTTCCTCTCTCTCAATACCTAAAAATCTGTCATACCACGCCATATTTTACTCTCTGTTTTTCAACCCATCTTTTTTGTTTCATTGCCGTGACTAATTTAGGTCGTTTTCCATAAATTGAGTGTAATCGTAAATGATGCATATGGCACAGCGTCACAGCTTCATCGTAAAGTTCTTTTTCGTGCTTTTCTATAAATATTTCCCTAGCACTTAATATATCTTCTTCAGTTTCAACTTTTATACCTTGTTTCTGAATCCAATGCTCTAAAAGTTCTGTCAGTCCAAAGAAATGATGAAAATCTAAATTTTCGGTTTCACCGCAGATATAACATTTATCATTCTTACGGTATCTTGATTTAGCTTTATCTCGAACATATTTAACTAAATCTCTCTTTAAATTCATTATTTTTACTCTTTTTAGAATTATAACAAAAATCACATATAATGTCAAATGTTATTTTTGATAGGGGTCTTAAAAACTTGTCGCTGTAGTCTCGAATGTATACAGGGCATATCGGATTGCATCAGCCATGTGCGATGCTTGATTATGCTTCGGCTTTTCTTTTAATAAATTAGGGTTTGGGTCCCACTGATATTGGTCTAATGCCATGAGAGATTCACGGCAAGTTTGATTTACAATAAGTTTATCATTGTCTATTACTCCTGCAACATGACCTATACCATCTAATACTGATTTTTTAGCGTTTATAGTACTAATGTCATAATTTTGTGCAAAGTCAAATCTTGTTTGTGCTGCAGCAGAATCAATATAAATATAATCAATATCCCATTTGTCAATCAATTTTCGTATTTCAGCAGCATGCTGCTCAGTAGTTCTTTCACTATTTAGATACTCATCTACTAAGTGAAACTTTTCTTCTTCCCAGTCATACGCTATTACACAAAATGCTGTAGGGTCTTTATATCCAACATCGAGTCCAGCAAATACGTCCATCTTTGAAGTATCAAACTCAGATAAATCTGCTACACATTGTTCATGGTTGAAAGACCAAACTTGACCTTCGAATACATTAAAGTCTGCCATATATTCTTGAGCAAACTCAGCCTCTGACATTCCTTTCTTTGCTTCAATAATATCTTGCTCAGATACTCTTGGATTTTCATGCCAAGTAGCTTTTATAGAACACCACTCAGGAAACTCATCACTAAATCCTCTGTGATAAAATTCAGCAAAGTAATTATTTCTACCTCTAGGAGTAGATATAAATATTGCTTTTGAATTATCTTTATCAAGTGTAGGTCTAAGTGCCACATTGAAAGCATCTCTACCATCAGTTAGTGCTGCTTCATCAAATATAATTAAATCATAACTTCTACCAACTACTGAATCAACCTGATTGATTGACCCCATACGAATAGTTGAATTATTAGAAAGTTCAATTACTTTATCTTTAGCATTATCTCTTAACATTTCTAAATCAAAGTGTTTAATTAGTTGTCTTTGTAAATCAAAAGATATTTGTGATAGTGAATAGTTAGGTGACATTAGTAGTACATGACTATTAGGTACAAGACATACTAATTGTCCTATGATATTTGAAATATAGGTTTTACCTTGCCTTCTAGCTACAGAGGCGCAAATAAATCTATATTTAGGATTACTTACTGCATTAATAAGTGCAGTTTGAGATGTATTAGGGTCTATCCCTAATAATTCTAGGTAGGATTCTATAGGAAGTTTAATGAATCTTTCATCATCACTAAACTCCATCAAGTAGTCAGAAACTATATCACTTCTACTAATTTCAATCAATGGATTGTCTCGAAATTAGTTTCATCTTCATCTTCACTCAGTACAGGACTTAAAAATTCCTTGAGTTCAGCCATTTTGTATAAGTACAAGTAAGCACTACATAGTTGCAGGAAGTTAGCTTCCTTCTTATTAAGTTTTCTAGCTCTCTGTAGCACTTCTAAAGTATTAATATCTTTTTGTACTATAGCTGCCATTTCATCTAGCCATGCTTGTTTTTTGTGTATAGTTTCTGCCATAATAAATTATCTTCTGCGTCTAGGGAATTTTGCTCTTTTAGGATTTGCAGTTTTACCGAATCTAGGTCCGATAGCTTTTGGTGCTGCAGAATATCTAAAAGCTTCCATAGAGTTTGGGTTTTTCGAATTCACAGGAACTCCTGCCGCAGCATTCATATCACGAGTAACTCCTCGATTCAATCTATGCTTACGAATTTTTTGAGTATTGTGAACACCAGTAGGTCCGCTTAAAAAGCCTCCTGTTCTAGCCATAGCTCTCTCCGTTACTTAGCGCCTTGCGCTTTTTCTTTTGCTTTTATTAAATCGTCTTTAATATCGACTTTACCGTCCCAGTTCTTATCGTTTCCGATAATGATGTCCCAGAACTTTTTCAAGTATTCTTTAATTTTTAGCCAACTTTTCTTCAACATTTACTAACCTCTTAATTTCTGTTGTATTATTTAATTTTAAAGACTTCTGAAGTTCT